TGCAAGGCTTGGACTGACCGTTTTAGTGTGTAAAAGGTCGGGAGGGACAGGGGGGGCAGAAATGCGCCCTAAAAAAAAGCCTACTGACTTGCGACCCTTGCGTTGATTGCACGCGGCACAACTTGTGGTTAGGTTTTCCATTTCATCCCCGCCACCATCGACCTTGGCAACAATGTGGTCACAATGAGTTGCACCTGGTGCACCACAATAGGTACAAGTGTGTTGATCCCGCCTAAGCACTCTAAGCCGTTGTTTCTTAAACTCACTTGTATTGTTGTTATGTCTTAATGCCATCCGTATTTTCTCCAATGCTCCAAGGCTAGGGCAATCGATCCGTATCTATTATAGGCATACGATGTACACCATCGCACTTGTTGCTTGTAATTGGCGTGCCTCATATATTCACTGCGCCCTTGGCATAATCCCCAATGTGAGCCATTGCGAGCGCGTATATTCCAATTGCTTTCTTTAGTCCATAATACTAAAGCTGCACTAAACTCTAATGGTGTGAGCCTCTGGCCTGCATAGTGTTGTATTGTTTTAATATCTACTGCACTTGCTTCAGGGCTGCCAAGCAATAGACATAGCCCTGCCAATAGATGCACAACACACCGCCGGGCTATCCCTTTCGGGCCCTGCCGTGCGCTATGCATCGTACCCATCAAGTCAAGTAACAGCGTGAATGTTGGGCGTTTCCCACAGGTTTGAGGTGCCTGTGGATGACTCCTGTGGATAACTATGGAGTAACTCTAGTGCACGATAAGCCTGTTGGGGTACCACGCCATTGCCTAATATCTTCAACATTTGCGACTTTAGAAGATTGACATCGGTCACCCATCCATTAGGTAGCCCCATCATATATTCCACAAATTTTACATTTAATCTATTTTCAACCAATGGAGCCGGTACTTCTTGATTGTAGATAGCCTTGACCAACTGATAAGCGATAGATTGTGGTTGCCCTTGATTCCCTTGCGTTCTGCCATTGTTTTGTCCCAATGAGCATCGCTGGCAGTCGGTGTTGGTATATTCATCAATAATGTAGCAACAATGTTGGGAGTTCTTCGGTTGAAATCGGCTGGCGATACTTTTTCGTTTTGTGTCGTTAGTGGGGTAGGCAAGGATAAATAGTCTTTCCCTTCTATGGGGTGCGCCAACATCTGAAGCTCGTATAAGTGTCCATCTTGCGTCATACCCGATACAGGCAAGATCACTAAGCACTTCTCTAAACCCAAGTCTAAAGTGGCCTCTGACATTCTCCAGGACCACGATTCTTGGTCGTAATACCCTAATAATTTCTTTGATATACGGCCAAAGGTGACGCTCATCATCTGCTCCTTTTCTAAGTCCTGCACTACTAAATGGTTGGCATGGATAGCCAGCAGTCAAAATGTCAACTGGCTCAACTTTTGTCCAATCAGTTGTTTTTAAGTTGCCATGGTTAGGAACATCAAAATGCGCATTGATAACCTTGCTCGCGTGTTTATCAAACTCACATGTCCAAACAGTTTCAGCATCAAAATAGGCTTCGACTGCTATATCTAGGCCGCCATAACCCGTGCACAATGAGCCAATTTTCATTTATCAAACCACAGGCTGAGAATGCGCCCTAGCACTAGCCCCAATAGGAGGCCCATCCACATGCTATCCATTGGCGTGCTCCAATAGACACACACCCATGATTCCGCACTTAGTACATTGAAGCACTTTCACATGCTCAGGCAAGTTATCAGTTATGATGCGCTCTATCTGCTCTGTTACTTTTTTACATTTGCGGCATTCATAACGGATTGTAATAGTCATTTGCATTCCCAACACGCCCATCGCCTATCAACCCTTGGATCATAGCGCCATCGACCTGTGGCTAACTCTCTGCGCTCGCCACATATTGAGCAGATTTCACTAGGTATTACAGCTGCCCATCCCATTACTTCACACTAGCAATTTTTGGTACCCAAGTGCCTTCAGCGTTGAGCACAAACCAATTGGCCGCACATTGCTCGCCACTGTTTCGGTCTTTACGGCATCCCATTCCATAATATGCCTTGCCATTCTTCTCACCCGATACTTCCATGCGCTCGCCGTGGGTGCAGTTGTAAGCATCGAAGGGTGCACTCTCGGGCTCACTCAATGGCGTAGCCCATGGGTCATACACATCCTGTTGCTCAGGCTTTTTTATGGCCGTCACTGTTGCCTTCGGCGAATCTTGTCGCGCTTTGACTTCCTGGAGGCTTGCAATCTTTTTGCTTGGTATGCCCATAGCAATAGCGCAACGACCCCACGCACTTGTTTCAGCATTCATCAACTCACTTCCCTTGGTGTAAGGGGTGCGCCCTGGAATTTCCTCCCATGCACAGGCAATGGCAGGGCATGGGTCAAATGGATCACGATAAAGTGCAGCTGTGTAGGCGATGTAGGTAATGCCAGCAACCTCAATAATCTTAAATGGCTCCATTGGATTTGATGGCCTAAACACGGCCTCTGGGTACATTTCTTTAACGCGCTTGATGCGCTCTGCTACATCAACATAATCATCCATTGCAAAACTCATAACATCATCCCTTCATCTAGGGCAATCCAGACGATGCAGTTGTTGCCCTTGGCATTTGGCCGGGTTCGACCACTATCAAAGACAAGGCCCTGTTTAACTAATGAGCCCCGTGATGGCCTGACACTATTGCCATCGATGCGTGTGACTGTTTCAATCTCTTGATCGGTTGCCCCATCCAATCCACGGCTTTCAATGTATAAATAGACGGCGCGATTGATTGATCCAATGTGAGGCTCAACAGCTAGCAATGCCTCTAGTGATGTGCGCTGATAGGTCATAACCCATTGGCCACTTCTCGGCGGCCTACACCCTTGCCTAAATCAAAGCCGGCTTGAAAGCCCTTATCAAGTCCTGCCTCACGACCCATCAAATAACCTGCGTACATAATGATGCTGCACATTGTTGTAACAATTGTGAAGATAGCCCAATCAGGAAAGGCGCTCATTTGCCTGCCTCGCCTTCAAGTTTCCAATACGCCTGAATGGTCTTGTCCATGTCAAATCTAAATTGGCCACCAATCGGTTTCATCGCTTTAATTTTGCCATCGCGTACCATGCGCCGCAATGTGCCCGATGAGATTTCTAGCATTGCTGCCATCTGTGTTGTGCTCAAATATGTCGGCTCCATTAGTCTGTCCATGTTCCGGCGTAATCTGTGAGGATTGCAATGTCACCGGTAGCACCATCAAAAAGAGCCTGGTGAGGTTCGGCAATTGCTTTAAGATATGCAGCTGCTAGTAAGTAATCTGAGTAGTTTTCACACCAAAATGCGAACAACCAACCATAGTCAATCTCTGTTTGTGAAATGATTGGCTCAAAGCGGCCATCCTTTTCTTTCCAATCGGTGCCAGCCCAACGCATTTGCATCGATGTGAGATGGTCAAAATCTTGTGCTGTAATGTCTAAGGTAATCTTCATGCGCGTGCTAACTTTAATAAATCAGCATCGGTCATGGATTTGAATGCAACTTCAATTGCCTTGATGCTTTGATCCTCGCATGAGTCACAACCACAATCGACCATGGCTGCAAATCCCTTGCTTTCCTTTTCCAACTTGTTGCTAATGTCTATGTATAAGTCTGCCATTCTTGACATGTGAGGCCCTTTCCTAAGTACCACCAATTGGTGATATGTATAGGATAGACGATATAGACAGAATAGACAAGATAGACGGCTTTCGGCGTGTCTAACGCTCTAGCAGGATGGTGTAAATATGGTCTAGGCGAGCCTCGAGCCGATTGACCTGCTCTTTTAGGCTTGATCCATTGGCTTTGGGCCCTATTTCGGCCATAATTGAGCGCACTATAAATCGTACCGCTGTGTATAGCCCAGACAGGATGGCCATAACACCTACGGCCACGGCCACCCATGCCTGGACTCCCATCTTACTTCTTGCCTAAATTTATTGCTGAATCTTTTGGGTCAATGGCACGCAATACCGGGGCGATAAAACCTGCCAATAGTGCATTGATTAGCACCTTTGGATCGGTAATGCCTGAGATGTAGAGGGCTGCAGCCGATGCGATTGCAGCTCTTAGATACGACAAGGCCGCCGCTTTGAGTTGTGAGTTCATGTGTTTTCTCCTTGTATTTTCTTTATCAATGCCGCCACCTTGACTGCATCAATGCTAATCTCAAAATGCATTTCATCCTTGCGCGATTTGTAATCGCCTCCCCAAGTCAAGCCATATTTGTGTGCAAGGGCTCTGAGCATTGGCACCTTGCCTGGCTCAAATGTTCCTATTTGACCCAACGGATGAATTTTTGAATTAAAATCCACGGCCGTCCCGCTACTGTGATTGCTTAATTTATCGGTCGTACCTCTAACCATTCTGTAGCAATAGCCCCAATCATCAAGGCTACCTACATCTAACGGCTCAATGAGCAAATGATACTCCGCAGCAAAGCCTACTAAAAGAGGTGCTACCTTTTCAGCACATCGCAGTTTAATTGCCGTACCTGGCACGGGATAAGACTTTATGCCTATCTCGGCCTGATCCTTAGATGCAGGCCAGCCGTTATACGATTGGAGCAATATGGGCTGCATTAGCACAACTCCAACGGCAAGTTGCCTCATCTAGCACTTCTTCAGCGTGACAGTTAGCCTTGGGTGCAATAAAAGCATCTCTGACTTCATCGTATGTGTAACCAATTCCTGCATAGTTAAATCTTATCTTGGCGTTGTAACTTGTTTTTATCCAAGTGCCGCCTAGTGATTGCATGAAGGATAAACCTTCATCGGGCTCATTGTTATCTCCAACAAGTACGCGAATGACTTTGTTATTTGCGTCTATTTCTGCAAAGTGACTCATGCTGCATACCGCACAATCACAATTCCTGAACCCCCTGCGCCGCCGTTGCCATCAACGCCGCTTGTAAGACCGCCGCCGCCACCGCCGCCGCCAGTGTTGGCCGTTCCAGCGTTACCGTTGCCATATTGACCTTGACCGCCGCCGCCGTTAACACTACCAAGTGGTGTTGCATCGTTGTTAGAGCCGCCTGAACCACCGCCTGCATAAGTAACTGATGTTCCTGTAATTGCAACTGCTACACCAATTCCACCATTACCAGCACCGCCAGATGTGCCATTAGCCCCAGCACCGCCTGAACCGCCAGCGCCAGCACCGTGACCACCGTTACCGTTTCCACCGCCATAACCTTGATTTGCAGTGCCACTTCCACCTGTTCCACTTTCGCCACCACCACCACCGCCTGAACCACCTGTGGCACCGTTTTTTGTATCGTAGGAACCACCGCCACCACCGCCTGTAGATGTGATTGTTGAAAATACAGAATTGGAACCACTAGTGCCTTTTGAAGCGCGACCTGTTGCACCTGCGCCGCCAGCGCCAATTGTTACGGTGTATCCAGTTGCAGAAAGTGATAAAGCAGTTTCTAATGATCCACCGCCGCCAGTTGCAGTTACGGTTGATCGCAAACCACCTGCGCCGCCTGCGCCACCAAAAGTATTACCACCACCTGCGCCGCCTGCAACAACTAGGTAGCCAGCAGTTAATGACTTAGTAGGTGTAAAAGTTCCACTCGATGTAAAAGTGTGTACCCAAAAACCACCACTTAACACAATGCTATTGCCACCTGTGGCATAAGGGCCAAGATTGCCACTAATACCACTTGCCATAATGCCTAGCATCGGAGTCATTATGCAATATCTCCGAAGACTATCCAACTATTAGCAGCTAGTTTTTTACAAGTAGCACCGCTATTGGCTACACGCAATTTGGGCGTAGCACTTGTAGCGCCTGTGCTAATTACGGTGGTAGTACCTGGGGTGCTCGCTCCTATTGTTGGCTGGCCTGCTCCTGTTATCCAAAATACATTTATCTCTGTACCTACGGCAAAATTGAAAGTAGCATCTGTAGGAATGTTGAATTGCTGCGTGGTGGCAGCGTTCATCGAGAATATATTGCCTTGATCCCCTGAGGCAAAGGTATAGGCGGCAGTCTTAGCGCTGTAAGTACTCGCGTAAATTGCGTTCATTTGTGCAGCTGTGAGGACTTGGCCGGTTGTAAAGGTCTGGAATGTCATCTATTTGCTCGCTTTCATATCAGTAGGATAGTACATCGTTGGTCGTATCTAGCAATCCATAGAGCGCGTTGTCAAGGATAAATGAGTCAATTATTGGCTCTAAAGTCTGCATAACCACACGCCACTGGTTCGGGGTAATTGTCATAGCCTTGCCAAATATTTGAAGCGTTTTGGTCAAATTTGTGCCACCAGGCTGTGCCGTACTTATCGTCACGGGATCAAAGTAATCAAGGTCAAGGGCAGCAATAATGCCTGCATTATAGTCGTTGGTGTATAGGTCTAACTCAATGGCATCACATCTCACGGTGGTTTCAGAATTAGATGCCACGAATGCCTGGGCATAATTAAGCGCCGTAGCCGTATCTTGCATGAGCAAGTTTTGTTGATTGTAGGAATGCAAGAAATACTTGTCAACACTTGCCGAATCTGTGGCCGTTTGCGTTGCCAACCCAGTAGCCGTAATTTGGGCTGAGTTAAAAATAAGCAAATCATTGAGCACCCACACTGCATTGAAATAGTCGATGCCAAGGCCATCATCGCTAAAAACTACGGGTGTGCCAGCAATACTTGATGCAGTCAATGCTCTATCTTGAAACACAAAACTGCCGGATGCGTCAACATAAAATGCACCAAATTCACTCACCTCAACGGTTTGGCAAGCGGCAAGAGAAGTGCGAGCCGTACTAGGATCGGCCTGAAGAGTAGTTAATCCTGCATCAATATCCCTCATGGAATTTGGCCAGGAGATTTGGTCAAGAATGTTATTGATTCGCGCACCGCTTAATTGTCCAGCACTTGTGCCTGCCACTGTTGAAATCTGAGCATTGGTTGCCAATCGGAATGCATCCACGGCCGTGATGGTAGTCAGGGCAACTGATCCGGTTCCTGCCTCGGGTATTGATGTGGAATAACTTGTGATAAATCCCGAAAATATCGGATAAGTAACTGCACCATAAGTGGCCGTAATTTGTACCTTTACCATAGGTGCTAAAAGAGAATAGTATGGCCCCGCAGTATTTTGCGGATTGAACGCGCCCGTTTGATCGACAATAACTAATGTAAGTGTGCCAGTTTGAAATTGATTAGTCTGCACATTGCGGCCACGCTTAGTTTGAACGCTATTAACCACACTGCTTACATCAACAATAACACCAGCGGCATCGGCCAACACATTAGTGTCAAGAATACCTGTATCCAAAATCATGGCCTGTGCAAAACTTGGACCCGTAGAAAAGTTTATGAAAGCGTTGATTGTTGGAATTGTCATAGGCCACCAGCAGGGGCAAGATTGTTTCCAAAGCGGCTATTGTCCACAACGGCATTTTGTACAACCTCAATTAAACCGCTAGTTTTATCCACAATAGTCACTTTAGTTGCTGCTGCCGCAGCGTCTTTTAAGGCTTGAATTGCAGCAGCCAATTGTTGTGCAAGTAGGGCATTAGCAGCATCCATAGCAGTTGATGTAAAACCTGATGCGCCTCCAAATGGGCCGCCGGCACCTGTTGTCGAGCCACCGGCACCTGTTGTAGAACCGCCGTTATTTGTTGCAGGAAAAGGCGTGAAACCTGTTGCGCCTTGGAATGGGCCTGTCGTTGATAACGCTGCTGCATAACCTCGCAAACCTGATGAAACTAACGCTAAATCTCCGTTCAATACACTTGATTTTAATATCGTGCCATCAAGAGCCAAAGTAAATTTACCCAAATTTGCAATAGCTAATTCCTCAGCAAGTGCTTTATCTGCCATGACTTTGGCCAAATTCTCTGATGCCGTTTTTACCCCTGCTGCACTGCCATCCAAAATTGCCAACATTGCCAGCAAGCGTGCTTTAGTTTCATCATCCGTTGCCTTGGCTAAGGCTGCAACGATTCCTATGCGCTCTAAGTCAAACTTCTTTTTTAACTCATCAAGAACTGCCTGATCTTTTTTAAGTTGTAACTCCTCTTTAGTTGCTTTGTTTTTGTCCGTCAATGCGTTTAATTCATCCTTTTTTTGCTTGGCCAATTTAGCGGCTGCATTTTTATCTGCTACAGAAATGTAAGCATTAGCAGCTGCGCCACCATATTTCTGCCGTTGCAACATATCTGTTTTGGCATTTTTGGCATTAAATTGATTCATTTGAGTAATTGGGTTGGTACCCTTTTTGTTGTAAATGAAAAAACCTACAATTGTCGCTAGGCGTTCCAAGCCAATAATTGCATCACTGATACCTGTGGCAAAATCATTTATACCTTTAAGTGCGCCGTCAAATCCACCTGCCCCACCTGCTTCAGTAAGTGCTTGTACTAATCCCTTGCCAATAGTTTCTGAGGCATTGGCGGCGGCTACATTGAGTTTATCTAATTGGCCAGCGTATGTCCCGGCAGCCGTTGCCGCTTGGCCACTTGAAACCTTGGCAATCTGTACAAGTATTTGCTCATAATTCATCGATGCCAATTGCGTTTTGCTTAGGCCCAAGTTGTACTTTATCAATCCGCGTGTATTGCCAGCGTAAGCCCTTGATAAATCAGCGGCGACACTAACGACATCACTGCTATTCATAGCGGCTAGGTCAAGGGCAGTATTGAGTAAATCCTGCGACTTTCGCCAATCACCGGTAGTGGTCAATAATTTTTGATAGGCCGGCCTTAACTGATCATCTAGCACACCTGTTTGTGTTTCAAGGCTTGCAATAAAATCTTTAACGGCGGGGTTGGCGTATGAAACTCCAAGGTTGTCTAATGATTTGCCAAGAATTTGTGCTGCTTTATCATCAGCTGCAAATGCCTTGACTGATGCCTTGCCAAATGCCAATACTTTTTGTGCAGCAAATAGGCTTAAGAATGTCTTGCCTAATGCTTTAATTTGCTTGTCGAAACCTTTAATATCTTTCTTGGCTTTGTTTAATCCCTTTGGGTCATATCTTGTGGTAGCCGTAACTAATAGATTTGGCATTATGCGGCCAATCCATAACTTGCTTGGTTGCCAGCTCCACCAACGGCGTTAAATGTATTGACTGCCTTATCTATGGCCTTGGCCACGGCCAAAGTTGCCTTGCCGTAATCCTGATACCATGCCTTAAATATTAAACGGCCGCGATCTGGTCCTTTGCCATAGAGTGAGCCCATTGCGCCAATAAACAGTTGGCCTGCCTGTGGGTTATTGGATGCACCTTGACCGCCCGATGTTTTGCGCCCGGCAGTTTCATAAATTGCACCGGCAGGTGAGTTATTGCGCAC